GGTTCCATGAAGTTCAAGTTAATGGAGTTTACAACAAATTTTATGACCCCGACAAAAACGAAGGTGGTCGTTCACCCCTCACAGAAGTTTACGAAGAATTGATGAAAACTGGCAAGGAGTCTGACAAAGAACTTGCTAAACAATATAAGGCACGTAAATTTTACATTGTAAAAGTGATTGACCGTGACCACGAAGATGAAGGTGTAAAGTTTTGGCGTTTTAAACACAACTACAAACAGGATGGTGTGTTGGACAAGATTATTCCTATTTGGAGGTCTAAAGGTAACATCACCGATGTTAACGAAGGTCGTGACTTGATTATTCAGTTGGTTAAATCTAAAACCCCAAAGGGAAAAGAATATACCACAATTCAGACAATCATGCATGATGACCCATCACCATTGTCAAAAGACAAAACTCAATTGGAAGAGTGGAAAACCGACCCAACAACTTGGGAGGACGTTTACTCAAAGAAACCCGTTGAGTACTTAGAGGCAATCGCTCGTGGAGAAGTTCCACGTTGGGATTCAGAGGCTAAAAAGTATGTCTATGGTGACGAATCTATGGAAGTACTTGGTGGTGGAAACTACAAAGACCCACAGGCGGGAATGGACGCTGACGAGGAATTACCATTCTAAAAAAACCTATGAGCATGGACACTTGCATAGACATAGTGTCCATGCTTTTTTTATTAAAAAGAAAAAACAAAATGAAAATAAGAAAATTGATGTATGACTCTCTTACAAAAAAATATGAGAGTGAAATTGCCGAAGCAGAAGCGACACTTATGGTTTACATGGAAAACGCGGTTGGTATTGGAGAACATCCACAACACTTGGAAGAAATGGACAAGTTTGTAGAAAAATTGGCAAATGCGAATGATAAGTTGGAAACATTAAAAGAGTTTTACAAATACAATTATGGCGATTAAGAAAAACGATTTCAGTACAATTAAAAAGAAGTTCTCAACTTCTGCAAAATACAAACCACAAAGATACCTTGATTTAGGTAAAGACTTTTTGGATGCGGTGGGATTACCAGGTCCTGCTATTGGACACTTGAATATGTTCTTGGGTCACTCAGATACGGGTAAAACAACCGCGGCTGTAAAAGCTGCAGTTGCAGCTCAAAAGATGGGTGTACTTCCTGTGTTTATTATTACCGAACAAAAATGGAGTTTTGAACACGCAAAACTTATGGGTTTTGAATGTGAGGAAGTTGTTGACCAAGAAACAGGAGAAGCTGATTGGGACGGATTTTATATCTTCAACAATAACTTTAACTACATTGAAGAAATTACTGATTATATAAATTCACTATTGGATGCACAAACCAAAGGTGAATTAGATTATGATTTGTGTTTTATTTGGGATTCAGTGGGTTCTGTTCCTTGTAAGATGACTTATGAAGGTAAAGGCGGTAAACAACACAACGCAGCGGTTCTTGCCGACAAAATTGGTATGGGTATTAACCAAAGAATCTCAGGTTCAAGAAAATCAGATTCAAAACATGAAAATACTTTGATTATTATTAATCAACCTTGGGTTGAACTTCCTGATAATCCATTTGGTCAACCTAAGATTAAGGCTAAAGGTGGTGAAGCAATTTGGTTGAATTCATCTTTGGTATTCTTGTTCGGAAACCAAAAAGGTGCTGGTACAAATAAGATTACCGCAACCAAAGACAAACGTAGTGTTAAGTTTGCTATTCGTAGTAAGGTATCCGTATTGAAAAACCATATTAATGGTTTGGGATATGAGGATGGCAAGATTATTGTTACACCTCACGGATTCTTGGCGGGTAAAGACTCGACAGAAGAAAAAGCTTCGATTGAGGCGTACAAAAAAGAATACGCAGATTATTGGAGTGAAATTATCGGAGTTGAAGGTGACTTTGATTTGAAAGAAGAAAAAGAAGATAGGGTGTTGGAATAAAATAAACTGAAGTGGTAAAAACATTAGTAGTTGACGGAGACAATTTATTTAAGATTGGATTTCATGGGGTTAGAGATTTCTTCCATGAGGGGAAACATATTGGTGGAATTTACCACTTCATTAATGTAATTCAACGATTTCTATCAGAATATAACTACGATAAAATTATCGTATTTTGGGATGGTAATAATAATGCATCCCAAAGAAAAAAACTCTATCCATTATACAAAGAAAATCGTCGGTTGACGATGAATGAGGAAAAGAAAGAATCTTATTATTCTCAAAAGTCTCGAGTAAAACAATATTTGGAAGAAATGTTTGTTCGTCAAGTTTGTATTGACGACCATGAGTGTGATGACCTCATTGCTCATTACTGTAATGTGAGTGACGAAAAAATCACCATATTATCATCAGACAAGGATTTAACACAACTAATTACCCCAAAGGTACACATCTACTCACCAATAGCAAAAGAGTGGATTACAGACAAGCACAAGATTAAAATCGGTACCATAGAAGTACCCGTTCAAAATGTTAAATTAGTTAAGATTTTATTAGGTGATAAATCTGATAATATTGAGGGTATCTACAGTCTTGGAGAAAAGAAACTTATTAAATATTTTCCCGAGGTGGTTGATAATGTTATAAGTATTGGTCATATTTTAATCAAGTCAAAAGAAATATTAGAAAACGATGACAAACAAAAACCAATTCAAAACTTATTGTCAGGTAAAACCAAGTCAGGTACAGAAGGTGAAAACTATTTTTCACTTAGAGAAAAAATCGTTAGTTTGTCAAATCCAATAATTACAGAAGAAGCGAAACAAGAAGTAGAACTTTATTATAATGAAGATTTGGACCCTGAAGGTAGAGGTTACAAAAATCTGATTAGAATGATGATTGAAGATGGATTTTTTAAGTATCTTCCTGAGAAGGATAATGTGTGGGTAGAATTTTTACAACCAATATTGAAATTAACAAGAAAAGAAAAAAGTAGATTTAAAAATAGATAACATGAAAGAAAAACAATTAGACGCGACGAAAGTGGAATTTTTGGTAAAACTCAACGACAACATCGTTGTTCAAAGATTCTTTAACGTTAGAAACTTTAACGAAGAGTGCCGTTACAGTTTAGAGATTAACGAAGCACTATCATGGGTTTGTGAAATTCTTCAAGACCAATTGTGGATTAAAACACATGACTACATGAACGAAAACAAGGAGTTGATTATTAATGACCCTTCAGTAATGAACACATCTAAAACAGATGGACCCGAGTGGTTTAACGTATCAATTAAGCTCGGAGAACAGACAATTTGTCAGAGGGGCTTTGACGCTAAACCATACCCGCCAAAGGCTAGATACACTGTGGATATACGCCCAGACATAAAAAACATATTGGCCGAATTAACTGACATTTTTTCAGCTAAAAATTTTTCCAAAACTTATATGAACTATCAACTCGCTTGATAGTATTTATCAAAACAGGTCTTAAAAAAAGGTTATGGGGAACGACAAAAATTTCGGTTATTTAGGAAACACTTTTCAAATACAACTTATCAATCAACTTATTATTAACAAGGATTTTGCTCGCTCTATTATCGACGTTTTAGATTCAAAGTATTTCGATAATCAGTATTTTAAAATCATTGTTCAGATGATTAAGGAGTATTATAAGAAGTATGAAAGTGTTCCCTCATTTGACACATTAGACCAATTGACTCGTTCCGAAATTGCATCAGAGGCGGCAAGAAGAATCGTAGTAGATACATTATCACAAATTAAAGAATCCAACTTAGAAGGTCATCAATTCGTAATTGAAAAGGCGTTGAAGTTCTGTAAGCAACAAGAGCTACAGAAAGTAATGAGTAAGGCCCAAAAAATCATCGACAAAGGTGATTTCGAAAGTTATGACCAATTGGAAGAAATGGTTAACAAAGCTCTTCAAGTAGGTGAGATAGAAGAGGGTGAACAAGATGTATTTACTAATTTAGATGAAGTACTTGACGATGATTACAGACACCCAATTCCTATTGGAATCCCAGGTATTGATAACCTATTAAAAGGAGGATTGGCAAAGGGAGAATTAGGAGTAATATTAGCTCCAACAGGTGTAGGTAAAACCACAGTATTATCAAAAATTTCAAACCATGCATTTAATTTGGGTTACAACGTACTTCAAATATTTTTTGAAGACAACCCAAAAATTATCCAAAGAAAACACTTTACCATGTGGACAGGTATTGCACCTGACGAACTTTCTTTCTACAAAGAAGAAGTTATGGAAAAAGTTAGAGAAATTAGGGAATCTACGAAAAATAGATTAATTTTGAAAAAATACCCATCAGACACTCTAACTATGTCTCAAATCAAAAACCAAGTCAGAAAAATGATTGCTGAAGGTAATAAAATTGATTTGATAGTTTTGGATTACATTGATTGTATTGTCCCTGATAAAAATTTAGGTGACGAGTGGAAGAGTGAAGGTTCTGTAATGAGAGCTTTCGAGGCACTGTGTCATGAACTTGATGTTGCTGGTTGGACCGCAACACAAGGAAACAGAAGTTCTATTTCTTCCGATGTTGTTACCACAGACCAAATGGGTGGGTCAATCAAAAAGGCACAAGTAGGACACGTTATTATTTCAGTTGCAAAGAGTCTCCAACAAAAAGAAATGAAACTCGCAACAATAGCTATTACCAAATCAAGAATTGGTCGTGATGGTATCGTGTTTGAAAATTGTAAATTTGATAACGAACTCATGGAAATTGATACTGAAAGTTCAGTAACATTCTTGGGTCTTGAAGAACAAAAAGAAGAGAGAAATAGAAATAGAGTCAATGAATTATTGGCAAAAAGAAAACAACAACAACAAACAATAAATTAAATTTAAGGAGATTAAAAAAATTATATGGACGCATCGCAAAAGATTCTGTCAGACTTAACTGTCTACATGAAGTACGCAAAATTTGTTCCTGAGCTCAATAGACGTGAGACTTGGGAAGAACTTGTAACAAGAAACATGAACATGCATATCAAAAAGTACCCACAATTAGGTGGTGAAATTTTACAGGTATATAAATATGTTTATGATAAAAAAGTATTACCTTCTATGAGGTCAATGCAGTTTGGTGGTAAACCAATTGAAATATCACCAAACAGAATTTATAACTGTGCTTATTTACCTATCGACCACTTGGACGCATTTTCAGAAACCATGTTCTTGTTGTTAGGTGGAACTGGTGTTGGTTATTCAGTACAAAAACACCACGTTGATAAACTACCTGAAATTAGAAAACCAAACGCAAACAGAACAAGAAGATTTTTGATTGGTGACTCGATTGAAGGATGGGCTGACGCAATTAAAGTATTAATGAAATCTTATTTTGGTGAAAACCTTTCAACACCTGAATTTGATTTTTCAGACATCAGACCAAAAGGTGCTAGACTTGTAACATCAGGTGGTAAAGCACCAGGTCCTCAACCATTAAAAGATTGTCTTCACAAGTTGAAGGGAATGTTAGACGCAAAAGAAGATGGTGAAAAATTAACACCAATTGAAGTTCATGATATGGTTTGTCATATCGCTGACGCAGTTCTTGCGGGTGGTATTCGTAGAGCGGCTTTGATTTCATTATTTTCAGCTGACGACAATGAAATGATTGCTTGTAAGTCAGGTGCATGGTGGGAACAAAACCCACAAAGAGGTAGAGCTAATAACTCAGCAACTTTATTGAGACACAAAATCACAAAAGAATTTTTCTTGGATTTGTGGAAAAGAGTTGAAGCTTCAGGAGCTGGTGAACCTGGTATCTATTTTACAAACGATAAAGATTGGGGAACTAATCCTTGCTGTGAAATCGCTTTGAGACCAAACCAATTCTGTAATTTGTGTGAAGTAAATGTTTCTGACATTGAATCACAAGAAGATTTGAACAACCGTGTTAAAGCAGCGGCTTTTATCGGAACACTTCAAGCAGGGTATACTGATTTCCATTACCTAAGAGATATTTGGAAACGTACAACTGAAAAAGAAGCGTTGATTGGTGTATCAATGACAGGTATCGGTTCAGGTGTTGTTTTGGGTTATGATATGAAAGAAGCTGCTAAACTTGTAAAAGAAGAAAATGCAAGAGTTGCAGAACTTATTGGTATTAACAAATCAGCAAGAACAACAACTGTTAAACCAGCTGGTACAACATCATTGACTTTGGGAACATCATCAGGTATTCACGCTTGGCACAATGACTACTATATTCGTCGTGTTCGTGTTGGTAAAAATGAATCAATTTATCAATACTTGGCGATATATCACCCTGAGTTGATAGAAGATGAATATTTCAGACCACACGATACCGCAGTAATTTCGGTACCACAAAAAGCACCTGAAGGAGCAATTTTGAGAACTGAATCACCATTCCAACTTTTGGAACGTGTAAAAAAGATTACACAAGAGTGGGTAAGACCTGGTCACAGAAGTGGCTCAAACACGCACAACGTATCTGCAACAATCAGTCTAAAACCTGAAGATTGGGAATTGGCGGGCGAGTGGATGTGGGAAAATAGAGATTTCTATAATGGACTATCTGTATTACCCTATTCTGACCATACTTACGTACAAAGTCCTTTTGAAGATTGTACCAAACAAGAATATGAAAGATTATTTAAATCATTAACAAATATTGATTTGACAAAGGTTGTTGAATTACAAGACGACACATCACTATCAGACTCTGTTGCCTGCGGCGGGGGAGCTTGTGAAATTGTTTAATTATAAATAAACTAATATTAGAAAGGTGGAGAATTTGTTTTTCTCCACCTTTTTATATATTTATAGTTATGGGAAAAAAAGGAATTAGTAAGTATGTTAATATTTTTGAAGTAGGTCAAAAATTTGGTAAATACACTGTAATTAATAATAACATTGTGATAAATAGAGAGTCTCAAATTTTATGTCAATGTAATTGTGGGGTTATAAATACCGTTTCGTGTTATACACTTTTAAACGGAAAATCAAAAGGGTGTTTAGAATGTAATAATCCAAGAAAAAAAGATAAAAATCCAACATGGAAAGGGTTTGAAAATATTAGTGGAAAATATTACGGTAGAATTAAAAGAAATGCTGAAAAAAGAAATATTGTTTTTGATGTTGAAATAAATTACTTTAATGAACTTTTAGTAAAACAGAATTTTAAATGTGTTTTAAGTGGTTTAGATATTAGTTTTTCTCACTCAAAAAAAGATAATTATGATGCAACTGCATCAATTGATAGAATTGATTCAAACAAGGGTTATATCATTGGTAATTTACAGTGGATACACAAAGACATAAACTTAATGAAAAATCATTTTAATCAAGATTATTTTTTAGAAATTTGTGAAAAAATTACAGAACAAAGAAGAAAAGAAAGTTGAACCATTTGATTTTTACATTGAAAACGGAAAATATGTTTTTACTAAAGAATTTCATTTAAAACGAGGATATTGCTGCGGGTCAGGTTGTAGACATTGTCCTTTTTATCCTGCTCACAAAAAAGGGAACACAACTATATTTATTGAAAATGGCTAATGGCGTAACATATGGTGTGAATTTTCCTTTTTTGGATTCACTAACTGGTGATTATTTATCACTTTCCCAAAATCCCGACCAAGAAACGAGGAGTAGTTTAGTACATTTATTATTAACAAGAAAAGGAAGTAGGTATTATCTACCTGATTTTGGTACAAGATTGTATGAATTTATTTTCGAACCTTTTGACGGAATTACCTTTGAGGCTATCAAAGACGATATAAGAGATACAGTCAGTAAGTACATACCAAATTTAGTTGTAAATGATATAATTGTTTTACCCTATGAAGAGTATGAAGAACAATACAGCTCGATTGGTACGGTAAATTATGAAAATTTAGGAACTGGCGTTTACAGAGTTGCTGGTAGAG